GCTACTTAAGAACTTAGCTATCTCCATACCTCTGAGTTCTTCCATCATCTCTATGAAGTAATCGTCTCTCAGTAAGTTGTTAGCCCATTCTGATTTTTTCATTTTTCAAATATAGATTTTACAGTTTTAGGTGAAAAAACACCTATCTGCTCAATTCCACCCTCAATTTCAGAAAACGAATCGTAACCAAGTTTTTTCAATGCCTTTTGCACACTTTTTATTCCAAAAGCAGCAGGGTTTCTTTCTTCCAAGAATTGTTGTACCTTTGGTAATCTAAATGGGTAATAATCGTCTGATTTTTTTACTATTTCCAAAATTTTATCAATTTCACCGCCAGTATATGTTTTATTTACATCTAAATTAACTGGTCTGACATTTGCGCCTGTTGTGCCAGCATACGAACTTGCTTGCATTGGGTCTTTAGTAAAATAATTTAATCTATTAGCAAAATTTTTAAAATCTTTGTTTGTGCCATGATAATAAATTGCTTTACCTATATTAGTAGTTCCAGCAAAACCCATCGCTAAATCTCTGGTGTAATCATCCACCATTTGCTTTGCTGCTAATTGCTCTGGTGTAGATGGTCTGCCATTCATAGCATTACGCTCAGCCTGAACCGCCAACAAGGAAGCCTGATTGAACGCTCCAGCCTGTTGATTCATCTGAGCCATAGCTGCTCTAGGATCGTTCGCCAATAGCCCTAAACGTGTTCCTAGCAGGTTATCAATGCTATCTAGCAATCCCATTACATTCCCTTAGTCAGAGAGCCTAGTTCACGTAAAGCCTTGAGTGTTAACTCAGTCTGCTTATTCTTTGTGTCCTCATCAGCCAAGTCTAAAGCCAGTACAGCTTGCAATTGCTTAACTGCTAACTCAGCTTCCTTAATACGTAACTCAGCAGAATCCTTTTGGTTCTTCATCTGCATCTCTATACCTTTGCGGGTATATTCGGCTTCAAGTGTTTGCTTCTCAAGGTCAAGTTTTGCCGCATCGATCTGAGCTTTCGCCTGAGTCTTTTCTCTTTCAACCTGAGCCAGCATCTGAGCAATTTCTGCTTGCGCGTCGGGTGAAGGGGGCTGTGGTTGTGATAAAGCAGCATTTTGTTCTGGTGTGATTTCATTCATGAACTCGTTAGCATCTTTGAAACCTGCTGACTCAATGAACTTAGCTAGTGTATTGCGGTACTGAGCCACAGATACCAATGGGTTAGACGGACCATATTGCTGAATGATCTGCTCTTGTTTCGCTAAAACCATCTGCAACATAGCTAATTTCTGATCTCTGTCGCCTGAGCCTAGACCAACATTAACGCTAATATCGTACTCGTTAGCCCATGTTCTAGGATCAAATGTCACGTACTTACCACGCATACGAACGATTCTAGGCTTGTCCTGATACTTTCCTAGTAAGTGCAAGATGCCTCTAAACAGACTCTTTACGCCTGTCTCAGCAAAGATACGAGCGATTAACTCTAGCTTGCCGCTATTAGACTTCATCATTGCAGCCACAGCAGTAGCCGTAACATTGCTCAGAATGTCTGGGTCAAGTCCTTGCTGTGCATCGCTAACGCCTGTTCTCTTAGCCTGAACTGCATCCAAGTATTCCAGCATCGGCATGGCTTGACCGAATGTACTCTGAACCGTTAACGGAACCAAAGCATTAGGATTCTTGATGCGGATAATTCCACCCGGAGTAGCATTGAGCAAGTCATCCATGTTGACCTGACCATCTACAGCACCTACTCGATTGTTGTTAGTTAGATACAGATTGTCTAAGCTCTGACGTGTAATCGTGGACTTTTGTAACTGAATATCCATCGTCCGATCTGCCAGAGATTGCCCAAAGAACTTATGCGGTACAGGTATAGGACAGATAGAGTGGAATGGAACATAGTCTGTTTCTTCGTCCTCAAGTATCTCAGAACCGCAATAAACAATGCGTCTCAACTCAGCAATACCGTCATCATCTTCGTCAATACGGATATAGCACTCGTACACCTCTAGCACCTGCATAGAGAAGTCTAAAGACGTATTCTGATCCGGCTGTTCACCATTTGGGAACCTTGCAATACGCTCAGCATTAAACTCAAGATCGTTATAAGTTGGCAGATCGTCAACTGTATCCTGATCGTAGCCAATAGCAATCAACTCTGAACGAGTCATTAAGCGACGATGAGCTACGAAACTAGCTTGGTCAATAGTCTTAGCTGACTTGCTGATAAGGAATTCTTCAGGAGGCACGTTCTCAATACGCACCTGACCTGTTTCTTTAATGCGCTGTACCTGAACTTCAAACTTAGGAATCTGTATGACATTACCCATCATGTCCGACATTTCCGTATATTCTATTTTCTGTTTAGTAACTTTTAGAGTCTGATCAGATAGTAATAGAGCCAGTTCATCCTCTGACAGATTCTGGTATTCTTCCTTCGTTACGTCTGTAGACTGATCCCAATATGACTTAACTACGCCTACCTTTTGCAGCAGAGCATCTTTAAACCAGTTATGGAGAATAAGCATTCCATCATTGTCACGATAGAACGCCCAGTTACAGTAGTCCGTAGCCTGTCTAGCTGATTCCTCATCACCGGGACTCTTAGGCTCGAAATAGACAATATCTTCAGTAGTCGTAAATACACGCATTAACTGTGGCAATGCACCATCGATAGCCTCAGCTACCTCACCTGTAACGATCTGCGAGCGACCTTCTTGCTCATTACCGTAAGGATAGCGTAAGTAATACTCTAATGCCCTCTTACGATCTTCGGTAGTCTCGGTATCAAGATAGCCAATAGAGTTATCTATTTCATTCTCGATAATACCTTTTACTTTGCCTTCATCCATCATAATGCGTTCCTCTTAGGATTTTCGCAATTATACAATCCATTTAGTGTTAATGGGCAAATCTGACTGCCATGAAGTCTCGTCTTGGTCAAGGCTTATCGAAAGGTAGCGGAAGGAATCTGCTGCATGACTGCTCCAGTCGTGTAATGGCTTGTCGTAAAACACTTGCTGCCTCTCGTTATATTCCCTGCGGTAGTTCCTGAGCGCATCAAGACCTGCTTTAGTCTTATGATCGAACCAACATTGCGGTAGTAGCCTTCTAACGGCTTGTATGCCGTCTGCAACCGATAATCTAGGAGCTACAGTTATATCGAGTCCAGCTTCCTGCAAAACCTCTTTACGGCTCTTTCCTGTGCCTAGCTCTCTGACTTCAACGTCATGAGGCAAGAACTGCGTGTAGCCTTCGTAGCCGTTATCTTTGAGCCAGCGTACATACCAGTCCAGACCGACTCCGTGGTTCTCCGTAAAATCAATGAGACGTACTTCTTTTCCAACCACCTGAGCAACCCACAGAGAAGTAGAATCGCTAATCCCCAAATCCCAAGCAACATAAGACTTACATAAGTCATCAGGCTCGATAGTGGTGATCCGGTTCTTCGCCTCAAGATCGTTGATAATCTGCCCATAATATGAACCCTCTACGGCTGCATCAAAGCTGCATTCAAACTCTTGGTTGTACTTATCATCGCCCATTTCCCTACGAGCGTCTTTGAGTTCTTTGTTCGCTAGTATGCCTGTATCACTAGCCTTGAACTCTAGTAATGCCCATCCTTCAGCAGTCTTAGCTCTATCCCTGAACTCTGCGAAATGGTTGCGTCCTTTGGGAGTACCAATAAATAGACACCACGTAGGAGCCTCGTCTGTGTTCCTGTCCGCTAGTGCTGGTCTAATGACCTCGTTCCATATCTTAGGATTCTGATCGCCTATCTCGTCAAGGATAACGCCATCGAAATACTGCCCACGCAAGCTATCAGCATTATCAGAGCCGTAAAGACTAATGCGCCTACCCCAAAAGTCAACTCTAAGCTCTGAGATATTAGCCACAGCCCCAAGAGGACGAGTAAATTCCAACAAGTAATCCCAAGCCACGCGTTTCGACTGTGCGTAAGTCGGAGCAATATAGGCAAATCGTGGGTTTTGTTTAGTGCATTCAATGGCAGCCTTGATTAGATGATTAATCGCGCTAACAGTCTTGCCCATACGACGATGTGCTACTACAACTGTAAACCTGTGCTTATCTATAGCCTCATGAATTAGCCTTTGCTGGTCACGTGGCTTATAAGCGATCTCGATTACTTCTGCCATGTCACCATCAACGGAGCACCTTCAGCACCAGTAATCTCTTGCTTGCTAGTCTCAGCCCATCTCATCTGAGCTTTAGTCCACCAGATCAATGCAGTCGTATCACCGCCCTGAGCCTTGTTAAATAACGTCTTGGCTATCTGTGCGCTGGCTTTAGCCTTACCTAAGTCTAGCTCTGTACGGTAATGCTTTCTTAGCGTCTTATCGTCTATACCGATTAGCGCACCTATCTGTTCATGCGGCAGTCCTAGACCAGCCGATGTTTCGACTAATCTCTTGTTTTCTGCGCTAGGAATATGCTCATTCATTTT